CGTCGACACGCTGTGCATAGGTGTGGAACGCTATCCGGTGTCATGGGGGCGTGGTGGCCAGGTGAACGAGTACCCCAGGTAACATTCCATTTTTTCTTTCCATTCTTGACGCCAGCCGAACGGATGGAGATGAGCAGGTCGGGGTTGTTGTCGCGGTTGATGAGTACCTGATGGCGGGCGCGTCCCTGCAGCATACGGTTGATGAGTTCATTCTTCTGGACGTGGTCCATGGGTTTGCCGATATATTTCTCGCGGACAGTCCACTGGTGGCGTCGCAGCTTGCTCCTGATGATGGTGGCGAAGCTCTGCCCCTTGGATGATGCATATTCCTGGCCCAGGAACGTGGCATCATAGTAGAAGATGACCTGGCGAAGGCGGTGGTACTGGTAGTAGGCCATGAAGTCCTCGCATAGTTCCTCCAGTTTGCGGTCATACTTCACGAAGAACGACTTCAGCACTCTGAGCCGCCCGTCGTCACCTACTTGTCCGACGACCATCCAGTTTATGAGTGCATTGGCATCGAAGGCAATAATCAGCGGCAAGTCCGGCTTTAGGTCGCCATCCGTGCGACAGTCATTGGGTATGCCGCCTTCGGAATTGAGAGCTTCCAGCTGCAGCACTCTGTTATTGGGTGCCGTATAGAGGTTGACGGACTCCCTGAGTCCACCATAGAATCCGTCGAGGGAGATGCCTACCCGCTTGCACATGATGGAGGTCATGAAGGTAAGCAGTGGCAGATCTCGCTTCTGGCGCTTTACGAATTCCTTGCCCAGAACGGCCAGGTTGGTTATGCTGGAGTACTTACAGTAGAGCAGACACTTGGAGCGGAAGAAGTCCAGCTGCTCTTCCTCTTTCCTGATCTTCTGCTCGTAGTAGAGCGCACGTTCGGGGTGTTTCTTCAGCTTCTGCTGCAGCACCCAGATATGATTCACCAGTCCCTCCATGACGCGCACGAGTTCCGGATCCATCTCCTGCTCATAGCGGAAGAACCAGGAGCCTTTCTTGGTCATGGCCGTATCACTTGTGATGGTCATGCCGTGGTGCATGTAGCACTTGCCGAAGGACATCTGATTGCCGCGGTTGGCCTGAAAGGTCTCATCCTTCAGTTGCTCGTAGTCCAGTAACTTGGCTTCGTCGAGCACCACATAATCGAGCGAAAGGGAGTTGCTGGTACCGCTGCGGTCCTGACTGATCAGGTTCATTACCGAGCCGTTCCAGAATGCGATAGAATTTTCCCAGTTGGCAGGCTCGAAGATGGGTTTCTTCCAGCCCAGGGCCTTCCATGGCTTTTTACCTACGATGTAATGCCGGTCGCGGCGTAGGCCCCAGTTTTCCCAGTGCACCATCCATGAAGGTACGATGTTCGTCAGTCCTCGCTTCACCGATGGACAAACGGCAGCACCACACGAACCTTCCATCAACTGTGAAGCCTTCAGAATGCGCCCTGCCTGTACGAGACCCTTTCCGAAGCCACGTCCGCACTCGGCTATGAGGTCGCGCGGGTTCAGCATCAGCATGTATGCCTGGCCGTCATTCAGGTATTGCTCAAACGTCGGATTCTCCCTCTCCATCTTCGTTCACCTCCTCGTAATCTGTATATTCCCGTTCCTGCTCTATATCACGACTGAATTTGCGGTTGTACTTTTCGATATCCTTGCGCAGCGCAGCCTCGTTGTCGTAGCCTGGAATATTCAATGCCTTTGGATTGCTGGTGAATACGACACCAAAGAGCGGGATGCGGTCGTAGTTCGTTTCCGGCTCATCCTCCTTGTCTGTGCGGTTGTTCAGTACACGCACCTTTTCGAGTGAGGCAACAGCCCTATGGTCGCCAGAACGGCGTGCAGCTTTCAGGTCTGCCTCCAGATCTTGGTTAATCTTCCACCGCATGAAATTGCGTGTGGCTTGCTGCATGTTGCCCAGCAGGATCTGCACCAGGCGCACGTCATCGTAAGCCTGTGCCCTGCCAACGCCCAAGAGAGCCATATCCTGCTGCAGGATATCGCGCTCGTATTTATCCGGGAACTGGAGCCAGTAGGCGTACAGGCCGCGCAGGCGGTGAAGCCGCTGCAGAATGTTGTTTCCGATGTGCTCCTCTCTCAGTTCATCGTCGTTCATCACGATGTACCTGGAGTATTCGTCGAGGTTGGCAGGCAGGGGCATTGCAATAGTCTATAATTGAATTTCATTAAGGCATCGCTCAATGCGTTGCTGACAGTCGGCAATGGCTGTAGGACTGCCGGCACGCATGAGATCGATAATCTGCAGCCGGAGTTCGTTGTCGGTCGACTGCAATCCTTTATAAAAAGCACGTCGGGCAGGATGACCGATAGTGCGTATGTCGTCGCGGAACTGTATTTCGTCAATATCCAGACAGAAAGACACCTGCGACGGAGTCATAAGTTTTTTAGCGCACTTCTCTATCTCTCTCAGCAAGTCTGGAGAATAGGTTATTGAGCTGGATTGAATTTTCATCGATTATTTTTTTAAGTCCACAATACAGACTGTAGAATGCCTCGAGGTCAGTAGTTACCATGGTACACTCGGCACGGTCGCCGTATGTCTGGTTCTGGCTGGAGATGACGGAAATCAGGTGATTGTCATTCTGGACGAGCACTATCTTAGAATGGTTCATGCCCAAATATACGTCGTCGAAGCACGACTTCATCAGTTGGTACAGGTGCATCGTCTTGCGTGAGGCCTTCAGGTCGGCCAGCAGCACGCCGTGGGCGACAAGATTCTTTTTCTTCAGATTGAGAAAGCCGTTCAGGAAGGCTTCCGAAGTGCTGAAAGTGCTTACGTACACGTCAGCACGCCCGGTCTGCTGAAGTATCCAGTTCAACAGGCCGAGCGTATGAAGTCCAGTACCAAGATAGCACTGATAGGCGCACTTATTCAGTGGCTGGAGTATCGTCGCTATGTTCCTGCCCCTGCCCATCTGAATCAGAAGTTTCGAGTATGATGTCAGCCTCCGTCAGCTGCTGGCGGAGTTCATCCTTGATGACCTGTTTCGTGCGGATCAGCACGTCGACGCGCTGCTGTATGCGGTCGCGCCAACTCTCCAGTTCCTGAGCCTGAGCCTCAGTGAATCCTTCCTGCTTGGCGGCGGCCACGAGGGCGATCAACTTGGGAAGGTTCTTGGAGATATAAGGGCGTGCGGCATTGATGGCCTTCAGGTCATCTGCAGACAGCTGCACCTCATCGGTATCAGGAGTCTGAGTCCCGGCTTCCTCGTTTACGTCAACGAGCACGTAGTGGTCGTAGGCATCGAAGTCCTTCTTATAGGCATTCCACAGTTCGGCAATGGCCGACGTGAACTCATAGCGGTCGCATGCAGCGGAGAGGGTCTTACAGGTCTCGTGGGCCTGCTTGATCTTCTTATAGCGCTCTGCGTTCTTATCCCAGATGGCACGAATCGCCTCAGGCAATGTGTCATGGTCGGTGCGCTTGCCGCGTGCGACGATGGCATCCGTCTGCTCGTAAGGCTCCTCTGGAGAGAGGGCAGGAGCAGGCAGGAAACTGTCCTCAGGAATGTCTCCAAGGGCTGCTGCAGTCTTGTCAGCTGTCTCTTCAGTATCAGCGATGGCCTTGCCGATGACTGGGAGGATTTGTTTCTCCAGCTTTTTCACGTCCTCGAGGTTCATGTCATTCTGAAGATAGGCCAGGTGTTTCTTCAGTTCATAGACCATTTTCTCCTCATAGTGAGAAGGCTTTCGCATCATGGTGTTGTACATGGCGCGGTTGCGGTTGCACTGCAGCACCATGGTAGCACCCTCAGCCAGTTCGGCCTCAGTGTGCTTTTTCTTGGAGAGCCATTCTTCTATTTTGGCTCGAAAAAGTTTGTCTATTCCTTTCATAATCTTAATGGATTAAAAAAGGCGGAACGAGGCTCATCGCCCATTCCTCCCCAAGTGTTGATTTTAAGATAGCATGGCCGGTCAAGAATTATCCGGCAGACGTCACTTCACCAGTGGCGCAGTTGAGCGATCCCTCGCTGATGGGCAATGTACCGGTGAAGAACGGTGCAGGCAGTTCGTCGTCGGCAGCGATCTCGAGCACCGTCTGGTTGGTGTCGGTGGGTGCCTGTCCGGTGTCCTGCGACGGGTTGATCTCGGCGGGGAATTCCTCGGATCCGATGACGCGGAACTTAC